GCATCGAAGGAGAGTGGAATATTTTGTAATGTTATGCCGCTCAAGAGCAATATTCTTTTACTTCCAAATCATATGGTTACGTCCAAGACTGAATTCGTGACGCTGACTAAAATTGGAGGACACACTTTTAAGAATATGCCTTTGGATACTGGTGTCGCTGTACGTGTTCCTGGGACCGATTTTGCTGTTTGGTATTGTCCAGGTGCTGGATTGCAGCGCGACATTGTTGATTATTATCCCAAAGATATTGATGAGGGCAAGAAGGTTGAAGTCTTCACCATTTACAACAATGAAGGGAGATTGACCAAATTTGCAAAAATGATGGCCATTCGTGATAAAATCATTACCACTAAAGGAGGTATATTTCAGGGATACAAGTATAGTTTTCCTGAAGAAACCTTTGGAGGGTTGTGTATGGCAACTTTAGTTGGCTTAGTTGATGGAATGCCTTTCATTGCCGGACACCATCTGGCTGGAAGAGGTAACAATGGAGCTGCTGGTGTACTCACTAGGAAAGCTTTATTGGAAGCCATTACTGAGCTTGATAAGAAGCCTTGCATCATGAGTTCCCATTCTGCCACTCCCATGGAAACGCAAAGTATGGGTATCGAATTTGGACCATTGATTGCGCCTCATGAAAAGTGTATCACAAATGGTTTGGAATTGGATTCCAAAATACGTGTGCATGGAGGGCATAGTGGTTCGGCACGCTCATCTCCCAAGAGCGCTGTAGTCACTTCAATCATTTCACCTGCTGTAAAAGACGTCATGAGTATCGAGAAGATACACGCACCACCTAAGGATATGGGTGCTCTGCGTCACAAGGTATTGGACATGAGTGGGAAAGTTAGTACCGCTACTCAATTTGAGTCCGAGTTGTTGAACAAGGCTGTTGAGGATTATGAACACAGTCTTATGTCAATTCCTGACGAAGAACTCAAAAAGGTTGGCAAAATTAGTACTGATGCTAATCTCGCAGGACTTGATGGAGTTTTAGGCGTTAATGCAATGAATTTTTCGACTTCCATTGGTTTCCCCGGCAAAGGAGCCAAAACTCAGTTTGTTGAGAAGTCTGATCGTCACGTTGAAGGTATTGCGTGTCCCCGTGATGTCCACCCCATGATTCTTGAAGAAATATCCAAGATGGAAGCTAAACTTTTGACTGGTGAATCTATTAATACTATTTTCAAAGCCTCATTGAAGGATGAACCTACAAAAATGTCGAAAGACAAGGTGCGTGTGTTTGCTGCTGCAAACATGCCCTTTGTTATGCTTGTCCGTAAATATTTCCTCTCTTTAGCTGCTTTGGTGCAGCGCAACAAAATCGCTACTGAATGTGCGGTTGGAACTGTAGTCCAGTCACCTGAATGGACAGAATTGTTTCGCCACATTGGAAAGCACGGTTGGGAGCGCGCCATTGCTGGTGATTATGCCAAGTTTGACGGGCGTATGAGCCCACAGTTCATGTTGGCTGCTTTCAAACTTTTGATTAAGTTGGCAGAAAAGAGTGAAAATTATGATCAGGATGATCTCATTATTATGCGCGGTATTGCTACTGAAATTTCTTATCCCACTTATGATTATTTCGGAACTTTGGTGCAATTTATGGGATCGAATCCATCTGGACACCCTTTGACTGTTGTGATCAATAGTTTCGTCAATTCTCTCTATTTGCGTTATTGTTGGTATGCGATTGCTAAGGAAAAAAGATGGTGGAAAGTTCCACGCTTTAATACGAAAGTCTCTGCAATAACATATGGAGATGATAATATTATGACCGTTGCGAAGGGATATGATGATTTCAATCACACTGCCATTGCTGAACAGTTGGCTAGGGTAAGCATTAAGTACACTATGGCTGATAAGGATGCCGAATCTGTACCTTTCATTAACCTGCAAGACGCTTCGTTTTTGAAGCATTTTGCTGTTTGGGATGATGAATTGAAATTGTACAGATCTCCTGTCGAGGAGGATTCGATTGCAAAAATGTTGCATACTCATTTGGAGTCTAAGGTCTTGTCTTTGGAACAGTCAAGTGCTGAAGCGATTCAGAATGCGGCATTGAAGTATTTCGAATGCGGCCGTGAAGTCTACACCAAGCGCGTTGTTCAACTTGAGCAAGTCGCACATGACGCTGGAGTTCAGGGTTATGTTGGCCCGATCATGACTTATGATGATCGTGTCGCTTGGTACCGCCAGAAGTTCGACCTCTAGGTCGGCTTCTATAGCCCGCCCCGGGGGCTTTATACCTTGGGTCACCGTAACTATACGTTGAATAAGCTAAAAATAGTTGTTTGTGTTTGATTAACGCATGCGTGTGAGGTTCTGGATTACCTAACACTCATGGACAGCTACACAAATAGTCGTAAATTTCCGTTATTTAGCGGAGGAGTGACGTCCAACAAAATAGCACTGTTATGTTGTCGATTGATGTACCGCACATAATATTCATAAAATATACATTACTATTCTTAAACCTATATTAGAAGAGGAAGAAAACCTCAAAATAAATAACAATTATAACGAAACAAAAACTATATATCCTTTGGAGGTAAACAACGAACTAATTTTGGTTTGTAAATTGCGAGATAGAAATCACGAATTGAAACTCAAGTTAGCGAAAAAATATCGTCATGTGGTCCAACTACAAAAGCGTGTTCTTCACCTCGAATCTTTAGTTTATAACTCGCAATCTGGTGTCACATCTGATTCCCAACCTCCCCCTGGTATGAAGGAAGAAGAAATGGCACCTATGGCCACTCATCAGATTACCGCATTTGCTGACCAAGATGCCGGATGGACGACCACTATGTTGGGTGGTCATGATTCCACGATGGATTTGGGAAGCAATGCAAACAGTGCATTGGGAAATTTCTTGGAACGACCCATTAGGCAATCTGCTCAAACTTGGTTGGTGGGACAACCATTTTATTATAAATTCAATCCCTGGACTGCTTTCTGCGACAATGAATTTGTTAAAGCCAAAATTAGTAATTATGAGTTGCTTCGTATGAAGTTGCATGTCAAAATTATTATTTCTGGCACCAAATTTCATTACGGACGTGCCATGGCTTCATACAATCCTTATACTGTGGGAGATGAGGTGACTGTAGATAGGAATTTTATCCCTCAAGATTTAATTCAAGCATCCCAAAAACCTCATATTTTCCTTAATCCTACTAAGAATACTGGTGGACAATTGGATTTGCCCTTCTTTTACCCAAAGAATTTTATGAGCATTCCAAAAGGTGATTGTTCCGAGATGGGAGAAATTACTATTTCATCTTTTGGTAATTTACTTCATGCAAATTTGGGCAATGACCCTGTAACTATCACTACTTACATTTGGGCTGATGATGTAACTTTGACTATGCCTACTAGTTCATTTCCGCCATTTGAATCTCAAAGCGGACGTCGTGGTGGACGTCGTTCTGCTGCGCAAGATGCAAGTTCAATCAATGTGAGAGATGAATATGGACAAGGTATTATATCCAAACCTGCTGCGGCATTGGCAAAAGCTGCTGGAGCTTTATCTCACTTACCAGTCATAGGTCCATACATGACTGCAACTCAAATTGGTGCAAATGCAACTAGTAATGTCGCACAGATGTTCGGTTATTCGCGCCCAAACATTATTACGGACACACTGCAAACGAAACCTGTACCAGCCGGTAATCTAGCCAATACTGATGCAGCAGATGCTGCTCTTAAATTGACAATGGACAGTAAGGCTGAGTTGACTGTCGATTCACGGACTGTGGGATTGGATGGAACTGATGAGATGGGTATTCTCGATTATTGTAAGAGAGAATCCTATCTGACACAATTTGATTGGATTCCCAATGAATCTCCGGATACACTGTTGTGGAATACACGTGTGTGTCCCATGCAATTAGATAATTTTGTTGGTGAAATTCATATGACTCCGTTGGCCCACATGTCTACAGTATTTAGTTATTGGCAAGGCTCGTTGAAATATCGTTTTCAGATCGTGAAAAGTGATTTTCATAAAGGTCGACTTCTGGTTAGGTGGGACCCGAACAATAACACCAGCTCTGTCAATTATAACACAAATTATTCACGTGTTGTTGATATAGCCGAGACAGATGATTTTGAGATTGTCGTTGGATGGGGTCAAGCTGAACCTTTCTTGCCATGTGGTCTGCCATACGATGTTGGTTCCAATTTTTCGGATGGGCAAAGACTACTCAAGGATTCCACGTCCAATGGCGTATTGGAAATAACTGTGTTGAATGATTTGGTCTGTCCCAGTGCTGATGCTCCCATTTCAGTCAATGTTTTTGTCTCAGCTTGTGATGATTACAAATTGGCCGTACCCAACAATGAAGCTCTCATTGATTATCACCTCTTCCCAGACGAAAGTGATGAACAGAGGAGGCAACCCAAGTCTGAAATTCTGGAGTCGCAGAGTTCCGCACCTAATGTAGAAACTGGTACTACTACAGTAACGGACAAACCCACTTCACCATCTGAGTTGACAGTTATTGGAGGTAAGTCCAATCAGGATGATCCTACATATTCCGTCTTTTTTGGAGATCCGCCATGTTCTATTCGTGAACTTTGTAAAAGATATTCAAATACACGATTTTGGTGGCCTCCATTGCCTGGAAACGGTGAAGTTCGCTGGAATGATCTCTTGAACAAAGATATGCCCTATTACACTGGTTGGGATACAAGAGGAATAGACAATGGTGTGATAGAAGGCACGCTTACTGTTGGACCTACAGCTTTTTCCTCTTGGTTTGCACCCCAATACGCAGGTGTGCGTGGAGGATATCGAAAGAAATATATGTTCTTTGGTAATCAAGCTCCTTGTGTCCCGACGGTGCAGCGTAGAGGTAAATTCCTTTCTGACAATGGAGTATATCAATATCATTCTTTTCCCATCGCAGCACCTAGCGATTTCATTCAGAAAATAATGTCTAGATATTCTGCACCATATGCTGGTAACGGTGCAGCAGCAACTAATACATATATTAATAATACACTTGAAGTTGAGTTACCATTCTACATGAACAAGCGTTTTGCTTCACCCAGAATTATTTCAGCGCAAAATTTGGACTGCAATTCACATACTGTTAGTTCTCAAGCGTTTGAAGTAGGAACAACTGATGCAATCGTCAACCATCCTTATCAACAGTTCGATGCTGTTGCTGAGGATTGGACTTTGTTCTTTTTCACTGGAGTTCCACGGTACTACAAGTACACAGTGGATCAAGAATCCAGTTCTTAACTTCAATTATATAACATAATTTATAAAAATTTGTTCGGTTTTAACGAATCCGACCGAACATCTTATTTTAGGATTCGATCAATATTCATGCAACTATGGAAACATAGGTATGAATATAATCGTGCGAGTGATCCGCACGTCGTATGCAAATGCATATAGGAGACATTTCTCGACTTTTTTACAAAAGTTATCTGGTATTTTACCTTGAGATTTGTCTCAAGGCTTTTCGCTAGATGACAATTTTAAGAGTCAGACTGCCTCGCCTGTATATATGATCAATTTGGTTTTTTATTCTACGTTCTTTTTAGAAGTTTTTTAACTACCATTTTGCAGTGTATACATTAGTTTCCCATGGTAACATGGGAGGCGAGGTCCTCTC